GTTTTTAAGGGGAATCGCAATTGACACGAATAATGGGTGTGCAATCGTTATGCGTGCTAGACCAAACCATTTCGCTTCCCGATTCAAAGATTTCCGCAAGTTTGTCTAATCGTCGCTCGGCATTTGAGGCTGAAATGAAGAAAGCTCGGCGGCGGATTTCTAAACTGGATGCCGTTGACGGGTGTCGAGACCGCCTTCCTGGAACTATTATGGCCGCGCTCGAAGCGGGCCTAATAATGCCAGAAAGCGGCGCTCAATTCGAAGCCTTGGTGATGCTTCAGGAAGTTTACGAAGCGTGGTGCCTGGAACGTAAGAGCGAACATAATTAATATCAAAGATCAGCCGCAATTGGCCTGCTCCCACCCGTAAGCGAAGTCCGGTCCCGCAAACTCGTCACCCCAACACCGCGCCTCTGCCAGTCGCGCCTTGGTCGGTAAGTGACAATGGCAGCCAAGATCCTTGCTGTCTTGCTTCAATGGCGAGGAACAGGTTGCCAGCGGCTTGTAAAACAGCGGGCACTTAGAGCACGTCGCCAGGCGCTTCTCATAGACTTCGACGGGCGCCTGTTTCCCGCTCGACTTCCATATGCCCAGCAACACTTGAAAGGCGCGGTAGAACCGCGTCCAAGTTGATTTGCGCGTCAGTTCTGAAAAGAGTGCAGCGACGAGCAGCGCAAGAATGAACTGGCAATCAACCCACGCTGACGAGTGAGGTTTCAAAGCGGCTTGCGGGTGGATAATTCGTGTGCAAGAGTTAAAACGCAGCGGTTGCCTGATAAGTGACAACCGCCACTTAAAATTCAATCACGGCTGAAACATGATCGAACTTCCAAAAGACATTACCCCGCATCCTGTAGGCGTCAAGCACACCTCTCGTTTCGTTGACATTACTGGCCGTAAATTCGGCATGTTGCAAGTGATCGAATATGCGGGAAGACGCAAGAACCAAGGCGTTTGGTTTTGTCGTTGCGATTGCGGGACTGAGAGATTCTTCTCAGGGCACAAACTGCTGATCGGTTGGACGAAGAGCTGTGGTTGCGCTAAAAACGGATTCATATCCAGAGCCAACACCGTTCACGGCAAAAACTCGAACAAAAATCCAAGCCGTGAGTATCGCTCTTGGACTCACTTAAAAGGTCGCTGCTTTTGTGAAACCGATCACGCCTTTAACCGTTACGGCGGGCGTGGTATTACTGTTTGTGAACGCTGGTTGAAATTCGAGAACTTTTTAGCTGACATGGGGCCGTGTCCTCCCGGCTTAACCATCGAGCGAATTGATAACAACGGAAATTACGAACCCGGAAACTGCCGATGGGCGTCCTATTTGGAACAAGGCGCCAATACGCGACGTTGTAAATTTCTGACGTTCAACGGAGAAACGTACCACGTATCAGAATGGGCGCGGAGGTTGGGTGTTAGTGAGTTTCTTATCTACCATAGGATTCGCGTTGGGTGGACGCCAGAACGTGCCCTAACTGTACCTGCAAGGCCGATCAAGAAGCGCAAATCACTGTCGCAAGGCATGTTGTTTTAACCAACAGAAACAAGGCTGGACTCACTTTTCCTGCGAAGGTTTTGAATGATTGACGCATTTATTTCTTGGTAGCACTGCATTTGTAACGGGTAACGAAGACAATCCAAAGCGTGTTTATGCGGACTCGCCTTGTCCACGCCGGCCATTTGTCCCTTCTTGCGCCGGATGGCGGTGAACATGAGCTTGATATTTGGGCAGGTGGCCTCGTTGATAAAAAGCCGTTCTTCGTAAAGTAGTTTCCGCATTAGATCCAAGCCCGCGTTGACGGATTCTTTCCCGCGTTCGGCGGCCATGAGGTTGATCTGCGACTCGGACGCTTCCCAAATAAGCTGCTGAAGATACTTATTCGAGCCCAGCTCGCGCACGTCAAACACACTGCGATCCGACCAGTGTTTCCACATGATTTTCTTACCTAAGTAGGTTTCAAGCTTCGCCATTTTTTCCAGCATTTCCCCAACGAAATCCGCAAGGTTCACATCTTCGCCGACGACTACTAATTCGTCGAGAACCTTGAACACCGGCTTATTGGCATACTGATCGAGCTTGGGCCGCACTTCTTCAATGATACATGCCGCGCAATTCCGCGCGCCGGGATCCCAGCCGGTTATCAATTCGATACAGTCAGGATTTGGCCGCATCAGCTCTGGGTCAGGATTGGCCTTGGACGGAAAATCGCCTACGGAATGGAAATTGGGCCTGAACACCTTATAGAAAATCGCGTCCTCGCTGCTCTTGTTCCACAGGCCGCGAATGTAGCGGTCGTAAAGATTCTGATCGAACGCATACCGATCCTTGAGCTGATCTATCCTATCTTTGCTGTCCCAGATATTATCTTCGAGCGAAAAATCCACTCGGCCCAAAGTCTTTTGCTGGTGCTGCTCGCGCTCGTTCAGGTCGGCGGGGTCCGCGTCGAGAATCTTAAACCACAAATCATGCATCCAACTGTCTGAACCTGAATCTGGTGGATTTGTATCAGCTAAAAAAAGATGCTGTTCTGCGGGTAATCCAACAATCCGCAATGCTTCACCCCAAGTAGCGTAGGTCTTTTCAGATTTATACACGTCCATTTCAGGCGCATATAAGCACGAGTACCTACGTGACTTAAAGCGTCGCTCAACCTGCTTTTCATCCTGCAATGATTCGAGTTGAATGGTAGTAATGCCGCCCGCCGCCTTGGCTTCCTCGTCGTCCATTCCAATGCCGTGCCGATTGAGAATCCGGCAAGTGGGCTTCTTGGACAGTCCGACGATCATGGGTTTGGTAACCCAGCGCATACCGAAATCACCGTCGATCCATTCTGGCAAAACCTTTTCTGTAAGATCCTTCCAGATTCCAGCGTCATAACCGACGGTTTGACTGATGGTGACAATCGCCGCGTTGCCGCGCCAGGTGTTCCAGGCGTGCTCACAGAGGGCGTAAAGGCAACCGAGAGACTTGCCCGACATGCGCGGGCCTTGGGCGAGCACGCTTTGCTTTTGCTGACAGATTTGCCTCAACAAATCCTGTTTCGGCGACGTTCCCGGTCGCCACCGGCCTTCTGCGTCAACTGGCATAGGCCACGATAAGCGTTGTGCAAGGGTTAATAAAGGCTTATGAGTAGGGCAGGCTTTCCGGCAGCCCAAGCACCAATATGAATGGAAACAACGCACCTTCAGACTCAATGAGCGGCATGGGCGGCATGGGCCAGGACGAGGCGGGCAGCAGCGATAACCGGCTCACCCTTGATCCTTCCGCGTTCGGCGGTTTCGCGAAGGATTGGGAAGATGGGACTTCCTATGGTTTGTCGATCAAAGTCCAGCAGACGGCGCCGGGTGAGTTTATTGTGACGGACGCCAAGGAGGACGAATCGCCTGTGGAAGACGGCACTGAATCGGGCGAGGAAGGTATGCCGGCTGGGGCCAATGCGTCGGCGAAGGGCGCGGGCTCGTATCCGAATCCCGCCGTGGATCGGATGATGCGCGGAATGAAGCGATAACGCCATGCCCGTTGACATGGCATTGCTGGCGCGCCGCGGGGTATCGTCCGCGTCGTACAAGAAAATCTTCTCGCAGCCGTTGGAGGAATACCCGCCGCGCGTCCGCAAGCTGGTGGACATGATCACCAGCCGGATCAAGGAAGGTCGCACGCAGAACCTTTCGGAATGGAAAGCGTATCACGCGATTGACTTGGCCTGGGACACGCCGTTTGCTCAAACCACGCCAACGCTCGTGGCCAATATCATGAGCCAGCACCTCGACTTCGAGCAGACCAAAGCCGCGCTGGCCGAGTTCGGTTTGACTGAGGACGAGTTGTTTCTGAAAATCAAGACCGGCGAGGACGAGATTTCCTACCTGCCCAATCCCCCGGTGTTCGTCAACATTTTCGTCCCGCTCGTCAAGGCATACGGGATCAACCGCACCGCGAAACTGTTCAACGAGCGCAACACCAATCCGTTGCTCGAGTACAAACCGCTCAAGGCTACCGACCGCAATTCCGTGGCGTGCGAAATCGTGACCGACTTGATCAATAACCTGTCGCGTTGGTATGGCTACCCGGCTGTCCTGCGGCAAATGATCATGCAGCAGGTGAAGTACGGCATTGCGCTGGCTTTCCCGCGGGAAGAATGGCACAGCGAACGGCAGATCCTCGGGGACGCAAACGGGATCGAAAACCATGTCACGGTGAAGGAAGGGTTGCGGTATGTGATCCCCGACCCCATGCGAATGTTCTTCGATTTGAAGCACCCGCTGACTTCGATCAACACCGATAGCGGCTGCGATTTCATGGGGCATTGGCACGTGGTTTCGTTCGGGGACATTCTCGATAACCAGACGTATTGGAATCGCAAGTCGATCTTCTGCGGCACGAACTGGTTCCAGACCGAAGGCGCCGGCAGTTTCTTTCGCGAGATTTACCCGTGCTCGATGCGCTTCCCGGTGGCCAGTGTGTCACCCTTGAAACGCGAGGATAAAGCGGGCTTTTACAGCGCGGCCAATGACCGGGACAAGGACGTGTTCCTAACTGAGTTCTTTATCAAGCTGGTGCCGAAGCAATGGGGGCTGGGTAAGTACGAGAACAACAAAATGGTGAAGTCCTACGATCACCCCGTCTGGCACAGGTTCACGCTCGCCGGGGACGATACCGTGATTTGGGCCGCGCCGTCCGCTTACAACCCGTCCTGGTTCATGGGATATGACTACGACGAGAATGCTGCTCGCACCAGCAGCATGGCCTTAGAGTGCATACCGTGGCAGGATCACCTGGGGAATATCCTGTCGCAAATGGCAATCACCGCTCGTCAGAACCTCATGAAAGTGGTGTTCTACGACAACCAGCAGATCGACAAAAGCGACATTGATAATCTCAAGAACCTCGGGGAATCCAAATATCGCGGCGTTCATTTTCTGGCGTTCGATTCGCTCAAAAGCCGGGTGGCCGGGCTCAACTCGCAGCAGGCGTTTGCGCCGGTGAACCTTGGGAACACGTCGATTCAAGAGCTAATCGCCATGATCCCGACGCTGTTGCAGATCATGGATCGCGTGCTTCAGGTGAGTCCACAGGAAGCGGGCGGGCAAGGGACGCACCAGCAGAGCAAGTATGAGCTTCAGCAGGTGGGCGGCGCCAGCACGGGCCGGGTGGCGTTCACGTCCAGTTACATTGACGAGGGGTGCGATGCCTGGATGCAGCAGCTTTACGACGCCAGCATGGCTTACCATGACGGCACGATTGTTTCCCAGGTGTCAGCCGACATTCCGAACGTTTTGGAAATCCTTGATCAACTTGGGTTCAAGGCGTTGACGACCGGGGAAGATAAAATCCTGGTGCATGGGAAGAAGGAAAGTTTGCGGCTCGAAGGTTTCGCACGGACGAATGAAGGGACTCAAAACGCGCCTGATAAGGAAGCTAGCCAAATTATTTTTTCTGTTATTTCCACACTCGCCGGGCAGCCTGAACTCGCCAAATCTGTTGGCGTTAAAAGTATTTTGGCGTTGATGGAATTCGCCGCCACATTGGGCGGCGCGCCGCGAGGCTTTAAGCTGCGGAAAGATCCAGACGCGAAGGAAGGCGACGAGATTGCGCCGAATGTTTTGCAGGCGATCCAACAAAGTCAGCAGGCGCTAATGCAATCGGTCGAGGAAAAACTGGCCAAGCCAATCGCGCAAGAACTTGGCCAGGACAAGCAAGAGATCGCCGCGTTGCAGGAATCCATCAAGAAGCTCGAAGGGATATTCCAAATTGCCCAAGCCGCCAACGATCAATTGAAACTGAAGCAGGCCGAAATGTCTCAGAAATTGCAGCAAAAGGACGAATCGTTTTCAGCGGACCAGAAGCGTAAGATGGAAGCCCACTTGTCAGGTCTGCAACAGCAGCAAGACGCGGCGGCATTGAAAATCGAAATCGAAAAGGCCAAGGCGGAAACGAAGATAGCGGCTGAACGCGCTAAATCTGACGCTATAATTGCAGCTAAGAAAAAAGAGTCCGCTGCCAAAACTGACAGCGAACCCGCAAGCTCAGAATAGCGCATCCGCCTGATTTTCCTTGCCGAAACCCACTTTGGGGACGTTATTACAGGCGTGTGTAATCCTTGTTCCCAATGATTTCCTGCCAACTCGAACCACTGCCGCAGTCCGTTGACGTGGGTTTGCGCGAGTGGTTGGGCAAGCCGCACCTGGCCACTTTGCGCCGGGTGGTGGACGCCAAGTTGAAGGTGTTCGCGAGCAAATCAATAAACGAAGCCCTTACAGCTAAGGATTTCGAGCGCAAGCTCGACGCGGCCAACGCCAGCCTGCTCATGGCACAACGCTATCAAACCTTCCTGGACGTACTGCAGGAAGTCACCGACCAGAAGGAAACTTTCCAGAGCGCGAAGCTGACGTGAAACATATCGTCGCATTATCAGGCGGAAAAGATTCAACAGCCATGGCGATTGCCTTGACTGAGCGGGAGCCTGGGCCTTACGAGTTTTGCTTCACGCCAACTGGCCGAGAGCTTCCCGAAATGATTGACCATTGGGCGAAACTCGAATGCCTCTTAGGCCAGAAGCTCGTCAAAATTCCCGCACCGTCACTGGTTGATTTGATCGTGAAATACCGCACGCTGCCCAACTGGCGTATGAGATTTTGCACCCGCGAAACGAAAATCGAACCGTTCATGGCGTATGCGAGCGCGTCTGTTCCGGCCATTTGTTATGTGGGAATTCGCGCCGACGAGGCCGCCGAACGCGAAGGGACGAATTGGAACGGTATTGAAAATGTCACACAGGATTTACCGCTTGTCCGTTGGGGTTGGGGAATTAACCGAGTTAAGGAATTTTTGGTAGAGCGCAAAATAACTGTGCCCGCCAGGACGGATTGCGATCTTTGCTTCTTTCAACAGTTGGCCGAATGGTGGCGTCTTTGGCGGGATCATTTAGACCGTTGGATGGAAATTGAGGCGCTCGAAACTTGGACCGGCCATACCCTTAGGAGCGCCCAACGTGACACTTGGCCCGCAAGCTTGAAAGAGCTACGAGCGAAGTTTGAAGCCGGATTCATTCCGAAAGGCGCGGCGCAAATCAGCCTGCCACTTGACGTGTCTTCACGTTCTTCAATGTGCGCCTGGTGCGCGAGATAAAACGATTCATTTTATGCCCCAATCCTTTGCCCCTGACGATCCCGCTGGTGGCGCCGTAGCTTCTCCTGCGGCGTCACCCACACCAGCACCAGCAGCCGCCCCGGTGGCGCCCGCGAGCGGCGAAGGCACGTCAGCTAAGCCTGACGCCAAGCCCGACCTGACTGGGGTAACGGCGTTCGCGCGGAAGTATCTCGGCTTGCCCGCCGACGCTGCTAAGAAGCCCGCTGCCGCCGTGGCCCCTACCGCTAAGGCCAAGGTGCCAGCCAAGCCCAAGCCAGCGCGGCTCGGCGAACAACCGCCCGCCGCGTTGACGCAGGAACAGATTGCGGCCGCCGCGGCTGAGGGTGTGGCCCGTGCGTTTCCGCGCGAGCAGCCAAGGCGTGAAACTGAGCCCGCTGCCGCACCATTGTCGCCCGAGGATAAACGCAAGGTGGCGGTGCTCGATAAGCTGTCCGAAATGTACCCGGACAAGTACAAGGACATTTCCAAGAAATACCTGGACGGCAATCAGAAGCTCAACGCTTACGTCACCGAGTGGGAACAGGAACACCCCGGGCAAGAGTTCAAGCGGGACGATCCTGAGCACGACGCTTTCTTTGCGAAGAATGACGTGGATTGGGACGACGAAGATTACCAAGAAGCAGCCGTTGAAGTGCGCCTGGAAAAGAAACTGGAAAAGGAACGGAAAGAAACCGGGAGCCGATTGTCCGAGTTCGAGCGGCGCGAGAAGCTGCGCGATTCAGCCGGTGCGATTGGCATGGAACAGACGGTGGCGGCGCGCCATTTCTGGGGGCTACTGGGCGAGGAATACGCCGACATAGTAGCCGAGAACGGGCTAGTGAACCTGCCCAAGCTGCAAGAAATTCAAACGAAAGATCCCGTGATCAGCCAGATCCGAGTTGAGACGGCTGAGGCATTGGATCGGGACGTGGGCATTATCTACACGCTGCTCAATGGCCTAGCGACTTACGACGAGAAGAATCCAGTTCACCAGGATCTCTCGACGTTCGCGGCCAATCAGGAACGGCTGATGCTGGCCAGTGCCCCGGAAGAAAAGACCGACGCTGAGGGGCGAAGCTTCCTGCCGGCTGATAAGTATTTTAAGCTGAGCAAGACGGCTCGCGAACAGGACCATTGGACCTTCACGGCTCGGGACATTGCGGTGTTGCGCGCGGCTGACTTGGCGCGGAAAGCAGCGGATCGCGTGGCGAAAGAGGAAGAAAAATATCTGCGCTGGGCCAAAGCGAAGGGGTTAAGCGTGGAAGCCGCTACGCATTCGGGAAGAAACGGCGCGGAACCGGAACTGGAAGAAGAAGCCGAACCTGCCGACTTGAAACCCGTTTCGCCAGAGTCCGTGGCACAGCCAAAAACGGCAGCGAGAGCGCCTAAGAACGGTGATGAACACGCTTCCCCTCTATCCGCTTTTGTAATGCGGTCCTTTGGCAAACGCTAGTTGTGACGGCCAAGATCGTTCTGCGGTGAACCCGAAAAGTCCGGGGAATCTGAACTGGAACGGCGTTGGCCTAAACACAATGAAGCGTTTATGCCAGCAGTTCCTTTTACGTTGAACGCGAATGCGTTCGCGAAGTGCTCACCGAGCATTTCCACCAACATTCGCCAATGCGGTACAGTCACCACCTGTAACGCCAAGCCAATCACCTCGGACGAATTGGACTCGATGTTCATGAAGTCCCAGGAGTTCCGAGTCATGGAAGCCTTGTTCCATGCCGACCTGGAAATCAAGCAGTGCGAAGCCGTGCAGAGCGGTTTGTACGAGTTCCTCATGGCCAACAAGGTTTCCCTCGCGCACAAGATCGTCCCGTCGAGCCTGGACAGCGGCACCATGGAAATCGCGCCGTTCGTCAAAATGCGCCAGTACTCGCCGATCAACAATGAGTATTGGAAGATCACCAATGGCGCATTGGACGGCCCCACCGGCAACTGGACCGTGCGCGTGCAGAGCACGACCAACATTCCCGCCGATGTGCGCGGCTTCTCGCCGGGCATTCGCGTTCACATTCGCGGCCAATCCGCCGGCGGCAGCGTGACAGAAACCGCGTGGAAGATCGCCACGTCCGTTCTGAGCCTGGACAAGAAGTATGTCACCCTTGGGCTTACCAGCCAGAACACCAGCAGCTTTTTGGACGCCGCGCATTTGGGCGCGCCTGTCGCCGGCATTCTGCGCCGCGGCACGCCGAACGTGAACGAATACGAGGAGTACTGCCCCGAGGAACCCGCGTATATCAATCACAAGATCGTCCTGAGTTGGATCGAGGAAACCCGCTGGGCCATGTGCAGCAGCCAGCTCTACGACAAATGGCGCCGCCTGGCCCTGATGAATCCCTATTACAAGGAATTCTTCGATTTGCCCGAGACGGAAAAGAATCGGCAGCTCGCCAAGGACTTTCAAAAACGCTGGGTGAATTCCGTGTTCTGGAACAAGGGTTTGGCCAATCAAAACGCGGCCGACTACGACTTGCTCGAAGACATTGCGGCGTTCGACGGCACCGCACTCGGCCTGGGCGTGGACGGCGGCGCGTGCGTGGGCAAACGCGCCAACGCGATTGGGATTTATGAGCAGATGGCGCAATGCAATCGGATCGTCGATTTGCAGGGCGGCCAGCTCAACTTCCCGGCGTTGTTCGTCGCGCTCTACAACATGATGCGCGTGCGCGAGGGGCGCAATCACCCCAACCCGCGCGTGTTCGACTTCTTCACCGACAGCGTGACGGCCGAACTGTTGAACCAGGGTTTCCTGGCTTACTACCAGGCCAAATCGCAGAACATGCTGCGGCTCACCAAGGACATTTCCGGTATGCCCGCGGCTACCAGCTACGGCAGCGCCGTGAAGAAAGCTGAGTTCGGTTTCTATTACAACAGCTATCCGCTGTTCTGGCCGCAAGGCGTGGTTGTCAACGTGATCACTCACAACTTCTTCGACGACTTCTTGAGCGCCACCGGCTCGGCGGGAATCGAGAACGTGGGCCGCGTGCTTTGGGTGTTGGATTTCACCGGGATCTATCCCGGAATCATTAAGTCGGACAGGCTCACGGCCAAGACCGGCGATTTGCAGGCCATGGCGCGAATCAACCCGCGCTTCGCGTGCGTCATGAAAGTGAACAGTCGGGAAACGACCATGACTTCGCTGACGTGGACCATGGTAGTTGAGTGTCCGGCGGGCAATCTCTTGATTGAGAACTTTGCCGCCGTGGTGCCGGAAGTCGCTAAGCTGGTCGGATCGTATCCGTCCACCACCACGACCACGACCACCACGAGCACCCCGTAAACAGTTTGGTTGGGAGGTGCTCGCCGGGGCGTCTTTTAACCGGGCTCGTCCGGCTTTGTCGGACGGGCCTTTTTTGATCGATAGTTGAATTATGGAAAATGCGAACTTGGTGTATTTCGAGAAGGAATTAGTCAGCGTGCCCTACATGGTCAACGGGGCAATCGTGCCGTTTGAAGTGTTGGCCGGCAACCAGGGTGTAATCGCTTGCAACCCGACTACGGACGGCGAATTGATTGCTGGCCTGAGCGAAGCGGTGAAGCAGCGCCGCGGCGGGATCGTGAAAATCACACAAGCTGAATACGAAAAAAAAAAGCTGGAATCGCCATACTTGGAATCCGCAGTAAAGCCGAGCGATATGCTGCGCGTAATGAGGTCCGCCCAGGATTATCCCAACCCGTTCCAGCCCAGCGCGGCTCATGTTGTGGAGGCTAGGACCATTCCCGAGCCGTCGAGCGCACCGATCACGGCGCCGCCACAACCGGATAGCGAGACGCCGCCCGTGGCTCAAAGTGAACCCATACCGCGCGTGGCTGCCAGCGCCCAAGAGTTGAAGCTTAACGTGGGCCGGGCCAGCGAGAAGTTGCGGCTCAGCAAAGAAGCGAAAGCCGCATAGTGTACACGTTCAGCCAACTCAAAGCGGATCTTCGTCCGATCCTTTTCCCGGCTGGAGAGGCCAAAAATTTGAGGATCGCTCACGACAAGTTTTTCGTGGATGCACTGACGGATTTGCAACAGTGGGTGGAATGTCTTCAGCAGGATAACACGCAGATTTATCGGCAATGCTCAACGTTCTATAACTGCGGCCTGACGGTGCTGGACGCGCCGCGGGGATTTATCAAGGCGCTGTTCGTAATCGATCAGGACGCGGCGGGTTTGGACGATTGGTGTTCGCGGATCGACTATCCGCAAGTGGAACCGACGCACATTCGGAACTATCTCAGACGCAGTAACGGATTGGGTTATTGCTGCTCGATCCCCCAATTCTTTGCCCTGCCAAGTTCCGTTCTCAAAGGTGCTTACCCAACGCCAACAGACGTGGGTTTACCCGCGGGCCTGACGCCATTGAAGCTGGGTTACCACTATCCACAAGCGAACACCGACCGCACCTGGGGCCGGGCTTCGGCTGGGGTATGGGCGATTGAACGCGGCAAGATCCACGTCGCGCCTTGGATACAATCCACCGAGACGATTGTGCTGGTTTGGGACGGGTTGAAGCGGACCTGGACGGATGACGATCCGATTGACGACGATCCTTTGCTCAAGGATGCCGTCTATGAATATGTCCGGTGGCAACAGGCGGACAAGTTCGACAAAGAAGAAGCCGACGCCATGCGAGCGCGGCTGGCTTACGAAGGCGGCATGTCACCAACCGGAATGCCGGTAGTCGGCCTGCGGCAGAAGTTGATCCGGCAATGCCGCGAGGAAACCCGCGTGCGCGGACGTGAACGCAGCCTGGCGCGGGGCAGTCCTGATACCGCTTCGTCGGCAGTGCTGTTCTACAACGAATCGCAATCGGCTACGGCGGATTGCGCGGCGGGAACAACCGGCGCGTCGGTATCCGCCACGGTGCCGGCGGGCATGATTGCCTCGACGATTTCCATAGCCGACGCCAATCAAAAGGCCAGCGACGCCGCGCTAGTGCAGGCCCGAGCCATGCTGAATTGTCAGGCGGTGGTTGTCAGCATACCCAACACGCCACAGAGCGCGATTGCGAATTGCCAAGGCGGCACCGGCGATCCTGTCAGCGTCACGATTGCGGCCGGGACATATTTTGGGGCCACGCAAGCGGAAGCCGACTTGGCAGCGTTGACGGCGGCACAGCAGCAGGCGGCGGCGCAACTGCATTGCACCTGGCACAATCAAGCGCAGACGGCCACGGCAGTTTGCTCGACCAACAACACGATCACCGTCACCAAAACCGTGGCGGCGGGAACGCATAGCAGCACAGTATCGCAAGCTGACGCGGATAATCTCGCGCTGACGGACGCCACCAACCAGGCGAACGTTGCGCTTGGCCCGCTCTGTAACGGGGTATTTTGGAATGCGCCTTTGAGAGTTTCTTACGGGCCGTTGCCGTCCACTTGTATTGGCCCAAATGGCGCGGTGCTACAGGGGACATTGGAAGTCGCAGTGAACGTGCCGGCGCATGTTAAGAGTTCGGCCGAGTCCAACGCGGTGGCCAACTCATTCGCCAACGCTCTTGGGTTCAACTATGGCGCGGGCGTGTATGCCGCCAATCGAACCACACGTTGCGGGTTAATGGTTGTCAATTATCCAACGCCGCCATGAACCTGGGCCGAATCATAGAGAGCGATTGCCAGAACGTGCCAACGCCGCCGGACGCGCGGTGTTCCGATGAGGCATTTGCCCTCGCCAACCCCGGCCTATGCTCAGTTCAACCGCGGCTGATTATCAAGCCGTCCGTGGCGTTGGCCTGCGAACTTGGCAGCGTGCAGTTCAAGGCGTTCGTGGTGCAGAACGGCGCAGAACAGGACGTAACCAACCTGGCCGTGTTCTCGTCGGGCAACTTGAATGTGGCCATGGTGGGCGCAGGCTCGGGCAACTGCACGGGGCTCAGCGCCGGGGAAGTGACAATTTCCGCCACCTACCAGGGGAATACAGCAGAAGCGCGGTTGACGGTGTTGACGGGTGATACGTGTTGCTCAGCGCAAACCGTGGCCCTGCTCGTCATGGTGGACACCACACGCAGCATGTCGCTGCGGTTCAATGGCGCGTATGCGTCCAAGCTGGACTATGCCAAGGCCGCGGCAACCAGATTCATTTCCGAGATCAACGGAAAGAAGGATCAAGTCGGTTTGGCCACATTCCACGGCGGCAGCACGGACTTATTGCATGATTTGAGTTTCGACGTGGCGGCGGTGAGTGCGAGCGTGGCCGGCATTGCGGGCAGTTCAGACAAGACAGAATTTCTCGACCCGGTATTGTCGGGCGTTGCGTTGCTGGATCTGGTGACGGCAGATCGCAAGGTGCTGGTGATTATCTCGGACGGAGACGACACGTTGACGGGAACCTTCAACACAGCCAACGATCCGCTTTTGCCGCTGGCGAGCTTCAAGGATTCAGGCGGCATTGTGATCACGCTCGGGGTGCGCGCGGCGGGCATGGGATTCGCCATGTTGAGCACCATGGCGAGCGGCGGCTTTTTCATTAACGCCTTTGACACGACGGCTGCCAATAGCCTGGACCTGTTGAGCGGGATCAAGGGTTACGTTTGCGCCGGTAACTGCACACCGACCGGCGACGTGACGGTAGCCAAAGGAAAAATCAACTACACCAACTTCGCCAATTGGACCGTGGCAGGTGGCACGGTGGATTTGTGCGGGAATGGATTCTTCGACTTTCTGCCCGGCAACGGATTGTACGTGGATCTGTCGGGAACCGCGTTGCCGTTGTTTGGGCAGCTACTTTCCAAAGCGGTTTATTCACTGGTGGCAGGCCACACCTACAGTCTCACGGTGAAGCTCGCCGGCAATCAGCGCGTGAACAATGCGCCGTACTCAGTGCAGGTGCGAATTGTGCCAGCCAACGGCGGACCGGATCTGCTCTCGTCCAAGGTGACGATCAACGATTATCGGCAGGGGTTTCAAACCTATTCGTTCGCCGTAACTGCGCCGGTGAACATGGACGTTCGCCTTTCTGTTCAGGAAATCGAGGTGCCCGTCGGGCTTGATAATCGCGTGGGCCTGTTGCTGGACGCCGTAGAATTCACGGACTCAACGGATCTGGTGACGTTGTTGCGGGACGATTTCGACGGTGAGAACCTGACTTACGTGCCGCCTCGGTGCGGGCCTGGCACCTACTATTATTTCCGGCCGGACATTAGCGCGTTTGGCTACGCCTACGGAAGCAACTGCTACGGCGCCGGTTGCCTGGACACACCGCCCGGGGTGCAGGTGCCGGACCCGAGCCCGACGACGGACATTGAAAGCGGGACGCCGCCGCCAAGTCATGTCTGGACGAGCACGAAAAATGCGTGCGTGAGTTGCGACGCGGGCCAGATTAATTATCCGACCGCTTCCTTGCCGTGGTCCTATTCGTCTTCGAGCTATTCCACGAGCGGGCCAAATGCGGGTTTAATCAGTTCCGTTATGCGGCTGAACGGTGACCCGGCAGCGGTGCAGTTCGTCACTATGAAACAAGCGTCCTGGGGCGGGTGGACGCCCAAGGCATTTACGATTTCAGGTTCGGCCGACGGCTTTACCTGGACGCTGTTGCTGACTGAGACAGGCGTGATTTGGCAGGGTGGCGAGACGAAAGAATTTCAGGTGTTAAACTCGACAGCATACCAGTTCTATCGCCTGGACGTGACGGCGTGGGAAGGTGTGCCGACAACGACGGTGCCGCCGTTCGTCCTCTTGCAAACTGATAGCTTGCGCGGCGCGGCGCCAGCTCAGGTGTGCGCGGACGGAACCGGAACCAGCACCACCAGCCAAGGCGATGCGGACAGCCGTGCAACGATTGCGGCTACGGCAGCGGCGCGGTTGCTGCTCAATTGCCGAATCGTTTACACGAGCACCAAGCAATACCTGGCCAAGTGTCCATTCGGCACCACGGGCGCGGACGTGTCGCGTTCGGCCACGGCAACTTCGTTCCAAAGTCAGATTGAGGCGGACGGCTTCGCGTTGGCACAAGCGACGGCGGACGCCACAGCCGCCTTGTCCTGCGCCGGCAGCAACAACACGCAGAACATTGTGATCCAGCCGGTGACGGTGGACCAGCCGAGCGCGGCAAGTCCGTATCCCGCCGTGAAGTTCGTCACCGGCTTAACGGGCCTGGTGACCAAGGTAACAGCGACGATCAAAGGGCTGACCTTCTCTCAGCCGCTCACGTTGCAAATGATTTTGCGCGGGCCGGATGGAACCATGGTTGAACTTATGCGGTCCTGCGGCGGGCTCGCGGCGGTAAGTAACCTGACAATCACCTTCGACGACGCGGCGGCTGGCAGCTTGCCCAACGGGACGATCCTTAGCTCAGGCACATTCAAACCGACGCAGTACGGCGTTGGTAACTTGGTGTATCCACAACCTGGGCCGCAGCCGCCGTATCAGGCCGCGTTGTCGGCGTTCATTGGTAAGAATCCACTGGGGGCATGGTCGTTATGGATCTGTCAGATCAACGGTTACGGCGCTGCCACAGGCGCGATTGCCAACGGTTTTGACCTGGTAATCACGTCCGCTTAAAAAGACCCCACTGGCGTTTAGTTGCTTTTGGCACGATCATAATGGGTATGCGTTTCTTATACCGCCTTTCTTTCCCGCTGTTCCTGGCCGCGTTGCTCACTTTGCCCACTGGTTGCGGCAGCACGGGCACCAGCACCGCCGTTAAAATCGCCACGGAGGTTGAGGCGGCGACAACTATAACAGTGGACGGCGCTATGAAGGGTTGGGCTGATTGGGTGACGGCGCCCCAGGTAACAGCAGTCCATTCGGCATACGACAAATACTACAGCGCGCAGTTAATCGTCAAAGGCACGCTTGAACATTGGGCGTCCGACAGCACCGACACCGGGGGCGCGTATCAGCAGGCGAAGGCCAGTGAAGACGCGGCCAAGCAAGCTCTGCTCGATCTCATTAACTCTTTCATGAAAGTCTGAATATGGATCCAGCAACTATCACCCTATTAATCGGAATCGCTGTAAAGTATGGTCCCGATCTCGTGTTTTCTTTGATCGCTTCGATCAAGAAGCTTGAGGGCCAGGCCACCGTTTCCGTGGCGGATATTGAGGCGGCATTCGAGCCCCTTAAGCCGTATTCGAGCTACGGCATTGACGAAACTAAAGGCAAGTCCGTTGCGATTCTGCCGGTGACGGTGAAGTAAGTTCAGGCTCTTTTTCCACGACATACTTTCACGCGATCCGCGCTTTCAAAGCGGTCGTCTAAAAGTAACTCAGCCAGGAATTCACCCAGGTTGCCGATTTCCAATCCGTCGTTGGCGTCCATAAACGACAGCATGACGGCGCTATCAACTTCAGGGCTCGACACATATTGCTGGTGCCGTCGCAACTCGTCGTCCATGCAGGCGATAGGTGTGCCGATAGCCATGTGCAAGCGGCAACCATAAGGCCGGTCGTCATACACGCGGCACAGGTTGTTTTTGAGAAAAGGACAAACCGCTTTTAACTCGCGCCACTTGAACACACTCGGCAATGATTCGTTCAACAAACCAGACGGCTTAACTTTGGCCAGCCAAGCGCGGGTGGCTTCAGTGACTTCCGCTCGCGCTTCCGGGGACAACGCAGACAGCATGTTCTCAGCTTCAACGCGACTGCACATTACGGGCTCGGAACAACAAGCCGAACACCCAGCGGAACAACAAGGTGGCTTGCCTCGCTGCGTGCTTTCGCGGGTGAGGCGGGCCAGGTAACGGTCGGCGGTGAGCAGGATGGTTTTGGTCGGGTTCATTGCTTCAACTTCGCGTCGTAACTCTCACCCGCGGCGTCCAGGTGTTGCCGGCTGGCGAGATTGTACGCCTCGCAAACTTTCAGAATCGGTATGGCTTCCGTGATCGATTGGAACTTGGTTTTTTGTTCCTCGAAGCGCAGGACGGTGCTGCCACAAATGCCGCACCATGGATTAAGTTTGAGATCCAGCACACGTAGCTGCATGAGCTTGACGGTGTGATCAAACGTATTTTGCTCACTGTCATAAACGGCGGCCATGATCAAATGCCGCGCAGGACAGAGTAGTTGGACGAGGTTGATCATGGCTTTTTCCGTTTCTACCACACTCACGCAACCAGCGCAAGAAATTCTGTCAGCGAACGAACGCATACAACGGGGAACCCTTGCCGTTCCATGAGCAGTTTCCAGACAACTTGATCAGGGGAAAGTTTGCCGGTGCGCGACTTCAGTTCCAGGCAGAGCGCCTTGCCCTTCCAGAAAATCGTGAAGTCGCACGCGCCTTTCGCAATGCCGGATCGTTTATCCGTTCGGGCGTGAATGTAGGGCACCTGGGGATATTGAGCGCGGCACCACTTGATTATCTCGTAGTGCAGCGGGATTTCCTCGCTCACCGCGTCGTCAGCGGCGGGCGGCTCGCGCAAGCTGTTCTTGTCCAGCTTGGCGAGCATGGCGAGGTAATCGGAGTTGGAGATCATTCCTCGATAAACGTGATCCAAGGACAGCTAGCGCGAACGATTTCAAATTCTTCGTTGCGGAAACACAGATCGCCGCACTTGCCGCCGTTCATGAACACGCGGACGTGGGTATGGCCTCCCATGATTTTGAAATACCATTTCATAATTCGTCCGGTTCCATGTCTTCGTCGTCGTCCAGATCGTCTGATTTACCATCCATGTGCAGGTCGTCGCACAGCCCACCGGCCAGCAAACCGTCACAAGGGCGGTCGCTCGTTGGCGTGCAGGTGCATTTCTCGGCAAGTTCGGCAACCAACTTTTGATAAGACGGGTCGTCGTGTTGATTGTCATAGGCGCGTTGCGCCTTATCGAATAGCGGTCCAAAGCCTTGGCTCATACCTCGGGATGGTCTGGTGAATTTACGATTGTCTCCACTCGCAGGCCACACGTCTTACACATGCACGGCCAACTGTCGAGGAGTGCTCCGCGCCGATGCGTCCTGCGTTCGATTGCATCCCAGTCGTTATACCACCAGTGGCTACCGTCCTCGGTTATTGGACGCGGGCATGGACCATGGGCTTCTTCGGCGGCTCGTAGGGTTGGATATACGTTCATGCGTCCCTCCCGAGCATGTTGGCGAAAAGGCTGGTGTCTTGAGTAACGTGAATATCTGAAATTTCTTTTGGTGGGTTCATTATTTCAACCTTCTCAAACTCGGCTTGTCATGACTTCTATCAATCCAAGGGCCAAGAATTTCTTCCGTCCATTTAACAGCGTGCTTCGCGTCCAGGCCGTTTAAGCGTTGCGCCACTTCCGCCACGGCGCCCTTGTTCAACGTGAGAGCCTTCCATAGTTCTTCCTCGGGCCAGTTCTCAGTAGCCGCAAGGAAACTGAACGCGGCTTTGACGTTGGTTATTTCGTCGCGGCGCTTGCCTTCCGCTGGCAATTCTAATCCCAGTTCAGACAGTTCAGCTTTCGACAATCCTTTGAGTCGTTCATTTACCGCTTCGAGGATCTTCTTCACTGTGCCGCTCGCCGTCCAAATCTTAAGCAAGTCGGCATGAGTCAAGGCGAGCACCATGTCTTTGGGATCGGTTGAACCCACGGAAGCTTTTTGCGCGATCACCCCGGGCAGCAGGGAATAGGCGCCGGCTTCAGGACAGTGCGGCTTGCAGGGGCACCACCAGCAATGAGATCCTGGCGTTCGCGGCGCGTCAGGCTGTTGCGATTTCCAGACTTGAAAGCGAATGAGTTGCTCTGACATTTCCAAGTCAGACAAATTGTAATCGCACCAGTCGGCGGCCCCGGCTTTGCTGAGCGGTTTGCAGAACGCAACGCGCACGTTTGTAATTTGGGGAAACTCTTTGCGAACCAGGACGGCTTGCAATTTCAGTTGAGTGCTGCGCGGTGACGGCACCAGGTTCGGCGTGAAACCAGTTTTGAAATCGATCACGCAAGCATGATTGCCGGACAGATAGAACCGATCAAGCTGGCCACTTGCCAGGGGTGACAAGTCGTTTGGATCGTGCAACCAAAGGCGGCATTCGCGTTCGCCCTCGTCAACTTGTTCGAGTCCAAAGTCCGCTTTCCATTGCTCGATAATCTGCGCGGTGAACGCTACGCCGTTCTCGTAGGTATCCAATTCGTCTTCGGTAAGCTCAAGGGTGCTGTCGGATTCAAACGCCTTGTGCAGCTTCGTGCCACGCAAAGCGTCCTCGTTGGTTGTCTCGGGTGGCGGACCAATCTTGGCGAGCAACTGTTGCTTCCCGTCGCAGTTCCAGAAAGCAACGTCGCTGGCACTGGGTTTGCCGGCGCGTTCGCTCACGCAACCTTCCCCCCGCGAATCTTAGCCAGAATCGTTGGCCAGTTGCGGCTCATGGCGAGCAGCTTGGTTTCGGCCAGGTTGCTAAGGTTTTGGCCGGCCTTAGCCAGCTTGTTTTCTAAGGCCCAGGAAATGACGCCCGGTTCAGTCACCCCGCTTTTGGACATGAGCAGGCGAACGCTCTGCAAGGCGTCTGATTCGGTGGCGTTCGGAACGAAAGTCATTCCTTCAGCCGGCGAAGTCTCGGGTGCGAGTCCCGCGGCGGCTAAAGCTTCCTCGTCGGACGGTGCTGCCCCTTCCGTTGCTGGCACTTCCTCGGGTTTGCCTTGGCTTTCTTCCGCTTTGCTAGGCTCAGGAGGCGTTTCGAGGGGTGGCGGCTCTGGGACAGCGGGTTTCGTTACGGGCGCGTCCTGGGGCTTTTTACGTGGTTTAGGCGTTTCGGTGGGCGCCATGGCTTGCTGAAAGCCTGTTACCTCGGGCCGGCGGTCTTCGGCGGCTTTGATTTGGGCAGGCTCGGTGACGATTGGCGCAATGTCGGCAACCTCGTCGTCAGTCTGAATGCCCATGGTTAATTCGGGCGCGTATAGCCGGGCGAAAAGGGTAGCGGCTCGATAGTGCAGCATGAGTTCGGGCATGGTTTTCCACTTCGAGCCGTCCTTCGCGAACCAACCTTCCTCGACGGCCATGCGAATGGATACCTTCGGGGAATAAAGTTTCTCGCCGGTTTTGTCCAAAGCCCAGGCGCGGCAGTCCATATTGACGATCTTCATGGTGCCT